TAATATATTTTTATAAATCAGCTACTTTTTGTGTGTATAAGTCAATTAAGTCTTGATAGTCTGCCTTGCCCATTTTCTTTGTTTGATGCCTTTTGTGTTCAAGAAAATCCATTCCACCTTTACCTATTTCTTTTTCCAGTCTCTTATAGTATTCTATATAATTACCGCTTTTGGCTATATTACAACCGTAGCATTGTGGTCGGCAATTTTGTTCGTCGTATCTCAAACTTAAAATACCTCTTGAATAGAAATGCCCATTTTGAATCTTTTTGTAAGGCAAAACCTTGTCGCAAGTAAAGCACTGCACATCTAAATTCTCATCTGCGTACTTTAAACGAATATAAGTAGAAAATATAGCATCTGCTTTTTTCTTTAAGATTGTTGTACTCATTTCAATAGGATTTTAGTGTAAAACATCTCAAAAACTACTCCCCAAATAATAGAGAATAGAATTATATCAAAATACCCAAATATAGGTTTATAAGTTACAATAGCTAAAGAAATAAACAATAACATTAAGGCTTTAAATAAATGCCACCCATCTGTTAAAAACGAAAGCATAGTTGAAGATAAAAAGAACTTCTCGCCATTTTCTTTCTCGCCCCACTGCCATTTGTTTCTCCAGGACATATTCCAATCCCAAAATTGTCTGTTCTTTAGGTTTCCAAATATAGAAATATAATACCTGGTAGATAGAACATCCATTACCGAGTTACAAATAGCTGCTAATATTATAAAGATTATTGTCATAAGTTGTCATTAAAGTTACAAAAGTTCCCATTTTGGGATTTTTAAAGCTCATTATTCGTATAAATTAGTATAAATACGGCTCACTTTTGAGCTACAAAGTTATTTTTTTCCACTATTGCGCCCATTTTTCTTGCTTTGCGCCTATTTTTTCCACCATAAGGCTAAAATTGGAAATTATTTTCCAAATGTTTTGTTGTAGTATTTTTCTGCTGTTTCGTATGGCTTATCTCTAAAATGCCACGATTGATTATAGCAATTGATGATTTGTTGCTTCTCCATTTCTTTGGCTTGTAAAAGAATATCTTTATACATTTTCCTTAATTCTTCTGAATCAAAAGATACTAATCCTAATAATTTTAATTCAATAAATCTTACTGCTGTTTGTTTTTTCATTTTGTTTGTTGTTTAAGTTTTACAATCTCAATCAGTTTTTTAATACACTCAAGCTCTGCTTCTTTATAAGTACCATTAAATTTTAAAGGTTCAGTTCCACATAGTCTATTCCATTTATCATTAATAATTAGATAAGAAAACTCTTGAGTACCAACTTCAATTAATCCTGTTAATCTATATTCTTCTCTAAACCATCTAAATACTTGTTGGTAAATTGGGGCTTTAATAAGATTCTTTTCTAATAAATTAGAATCAAACATTTGTATTAGTATTTCACCAGTTGGCTCTTCCCATTCGGTAACAATACAATATCTACCAAAACAAGGTTCATCAAATCCTAATTCTTTTAAAGCTAACGCTTCTTGGTATGGTATAAATTCTTTTTTCATTTTGTTTGTTGTTTAAGATTTTATTTTAATATCAAATGTAGCATAAATTTTATTTGCTGCTATTCTATACCAATCCTCTATTGATTTAGAATGTTTTTTTTCTTCATCCTTAATTCGTTGAATAATGGCTTCAATTATTTGGTTTTCTTGCTCCATTTGTTAATTGTTTTTTTGGTGCTTGTTAAATCTTTTAGTAAAGTTTCATTCACTTTGTCCAGTTAATTCGTTAAAAAACAAGACATTATATCCTTTGTAAATATTACAGGTGTTAAATCTTATCAATTGCACCTATACATCTTTTACAAGTCATCTATCATCTCAAGCGTTTTAACTCTTTCAGTCAATTCTGCTATAATTATTTCCGCTTCGTGCCTCAAAGTTAATAATTCACTTCGTAATAAAGAATTTTCTCCTTCTAAATCAGTCATCATCACAAAAGCTAAATTAAGCGTTTCTAAAGCAGTTAAATTATCTTGGTAGGTCTTTGTACCTAATTTAGTTTTATTTGCCTCTAATAGCTTTATTTGCATCACTAAAAGTAAATCTGCTATCCTAAATAAAGTAGCCTGTCTAAAATCAGTCTTTGGAATCCTTTTATCTAATTCATCCTGTAAAATAGCTTTTAATGGCTCACTTAACTCGTGTAACTTTTTCATCGCTTAAAATAAATTTCTTGTCTTGTACTGGGTTAATTAAATTAATTATCTCTCTCAAAGCATCCACATAATATTGCGAAGATAGCTTATGGATTGGTAATTGTTCAAATAATTCTAAACTAAAAAGCCTGGCTTCCGAATGTTTAGCAAATTCTTGTAGTGTCATATATGTTTAGTTTTAAAATACGCATTCGCAAGGTTTAATATCAATTTCAAAATCAAACTGCATTACTCCAGCTAATTTCTTTTTACTATCTCTCCAAAACTTACCTTGATTAATATGTTCTGTTGGTTTTATTCCTAATCGTTGCATCTCTGCAAATTTAGGCTTTAAGTCTATTAGAAAATTATTCTTTATAATAGAGTAACCTATTTCTTCTTCAGTCTTAATTGCTTTTTCAAATATATCCTTTCTTTCACAATATACAACATACCAGTGTTGCATACCGCCTTTAAGGCATCCAATACAATTAGCGTGTTTAAATACTGAATACAGGTTAGGTCTTTTTATGCCTATTTCAGTTGTTTCAAATATAGTTCTCTCGCTCCATACTAAAGGGTAATCTGTCTTATAACCGTTAGCAGCCATTATTGAACTTCTTCTTGTAATTCTATTAGGCTCATTCTTATCAAATCCGTAATAAACTATAAACTCGCCAGGTATTATTTTAAGCCATTCCATAAACGGTTGTGTCTTCATAACCGAAGTACATAAGGCTTGTCTTGTCTTTGGATTAACAAAACTACCTTTTTCAATAACCACATCAAATTGGTCTTTTGTTTCGTGTCCTTCAAATGATACATAAGTAATTGGTAACCCTAAATAATTAGCTACTTCTTTCTCAAAGCGTTCTACATCTGCATCCTCTAAAATACATTCGTGATTGCAAAGGATAACATTTTCTTTACCGTACTTTCTTGTAACTTCAATAGCTACTATTGCTGAACTATGCCCGCCTGAATAACAAACTATATGTTTCATTTTTTAAATATTTTAAATTTTTCAATATATTTCATACTAAAATAGTGCATTAAAACAGAACCAGTAACAGAACCTACTAAATAAGTAATTAAAATTGGTAAATTTTTAAAATTAGTTACTACCTGCTGAATTACAAGTAAATATATCCCATTACTAATTAGACTTGAAATTGTATGAAATAAAAGACTATTACTATTTCTTGCTCTACTAACTAAAGTAAAACTTGCATTTTGTATTATTGTTAATACAAACATTATTAATATTTCTTGGTTCATAATTAAAAAGGTAATATTTTTGGTTTTTCAAATGTAACATAATTTCCAGCATAACTTTTTATGCCGTTTATTTCTTCGTAATAGCAGTTTTTATATTTATCAAAGAATAAGTCAAATTCGCCTAAATTACCTATTCCCTTTGGTTTTGTCTTTTGAACTATTATTTTAACCTGGTTAGCTTCATACACATTACCAAATTCATCTTTAAAGCCTTTAGGGTATCTCCAAACGCAAATCATTTGCTCGCCTTTACGAAATGCCGTTTCTCCGCCATCAATATATCGTGGGTCAGCAGGTGGATAATAGCTTATACCATCTTGCTCTCTTTTGCTTCCAGTCTCTCTTGCATTGTGCATAATAATAGCGTGATGGTAGTTGTATTTTCTTGAGTACATTCTAATCTTACCCAAAACTCTTGCCATATACATATCCCTTGCTTCGCCGTTTAGTTCGTGCTTAACCTCGTTAAAAGGGTCAGTAGTAACCGTATCAAATTGTACATCAAAGTTTTCTACCGAAGCGTAAAAGTCAGTCAAAGTAATATCTCTTTCGCCTGTGTCCATTACATAAAAATACTCACTTACTTCTTGACCGTATCTAAACATTTCAGCCTGTGTCATTTTACCTATTCGATTACCATCCAAATCAAAGAAGGATTTACCCGACCATTTGTGTAATATCTCTGCAAAGATTTCAGTTGGTGTTCCTGTTTCGGGACTAAATATTAAATGCTTCCATTTATGTTTTTTTGTTAGAGCTATTAGGCATTCCCACCAAAATTCAGACTTACCACTTCCAGGTGTTCCGTAAATGTAAGAAGTTGCACCTTTTTTAAAAGATATTAGGTTGTCCATTTGTGAGAATCCTACGGTAGCACCTTTGGCTAAACCTTTTTCGTAAAGAGTATTTAAAGAATCGGATATATCCGAATATTTGCGTATAAAATCCATTAGTTCATTAATTTAGGGTAAAGATGGTATTTTTTCTTTTCATTTTCAGGAGTAAACCAATTCTGCATAGTATTTTTCCAATTTATTACCTGGTTGCCTTTACTGTTCTTCCAACCTAAATTAGTGTAATAATTAAAGGCTTTAGTTGCTGCTTCTTTTGAATATCCATTTTCATCAAAATAAAGTAAGACATCATTTAAAACAGGAGGAATAAATACTTCTTTCTTTACTTTACTTCTATTTACTTTACTTATCTTTACTTTAGATGCGTTTCGTACAAGTTCTGAATGCGTTACATTTTCTGCAACTTGCTGATTTTCACGCCATTGCTTCAATCTTTCTGCGGTTTTTTCTTTTTTTATCTTGTAGTTTTCACTAAACTTTAGCAATTGTTTGTTGAAACTTTCGCCATTGTTTGATGAAATTAGTCCGATACTTTCCATAAATGACCAGCATTTTTCCAACTTTTTACCGATGTTTAATTGCCTTTTAAGCACCGCAGTTTTAATTGGTTTTTCTTGTTGAGCAAACTTCTCTAAAGCGGTATAAAATAATCCTAAACCTTCGTAGCCAAAAGCCATATAAAGTTCAGTTACTTTTTCATCGCTAAATGAGTTGCTATCGTGTAGATAATACTTCATAAGTATATAAAAAAAAGAATCCCACCAGGTCGAGATTTGGCAGGATTCAGGTTATTTGGATAACCATTTATTAATTTCATTTGTTCTCGACTCCAAATGAAACTATACGCAAATATACTATTTCTTTCGCAATTTAAAGTATTTATCCAGCTTTTTATTTAAAGAAGATAAAGGAACATTAAACTTTTCAGCATAATGCTTAATAGCCTTCCCTTCAACTAAATACAACTTTAAAAAGTCATTAAAAATAGCATTCGTTTCTAAAGTTACTTTCTTTGTTTTAAGGTGCTTTGTTCTAATTCCTTTAGCTCTTAAGACTTCTCTTATTCGCCTTTGGGATATGTTATACTTTTGGCTTAAATCCTCAATAGTTACATTCCCAGTTCTATATTCCTCTAAAAAATCCATATCGTATAATTTTAAAATACTAACGCTGCTCGTTAGCACTTGGGTGTTAATCTCTGCTAAAATTGTTAAACTTTCCCCTAATATTGCGCAGACACCTCTTATCTTTGGTGCAAAAAGAACGATTGCAGCAGCACCAATTTCTTTAATTAAAACGGTAAACTATTGTCTTCTTTAGGTGCTTCTTCTAACTTACCTAATCCCCAAACTACCTTACCATTGCCCATATAAGTTTTAGGTGCTTTAGCATCTCTTTCTTCTTTAGACTGGCTTAAAGTAATTGAAACATTATTACCAAACTTATCGTTCTTGTCATCTACGATAATAGATAGGTTTAAATACTTGTCTTTGATTAATTTTGTTCTGTCGATTTTTGTTACATCAATAGATGCGTTGATAATTGTTGCCATTTTATTTTTTTTAAAGGGTTATAATTCTTGTTCCTAATCTTGCCTGTATCTCGGCATCGTATTTTTGAAGCCAGGCTCTACAAAGTTCAACTCTTTCGATAATATCTTGCTCAATAGATAAATCTCGTTTAAACTCATAAGAAACCCAGCGTTCAAAATCTTCTAAATGTGAATAGCTTACTTTAGTTCCAAAATTAGCTGCTGCTGGAGTATCGCCTAAATAATAGAATAGTGTAGCAAACTCTTTATTGCAAAGCATCATATAACCTCGCAACTGCCATTCATAATCAGTATTTAACTCTAAAGCTGAATCTAATAATGTTTTTCTATTCCAAGCACATTTAGTATCAATTATAGAATTTTCAAGGATTACATCGGGAGTACCAACTAACCATTCGTTAGCGTAAATATCTTCATTTTTATAGGCTTTAATACCACCGTATAAAACTTTAGATGCAAACTCAATAGCTTCGTTTTCTAATAAGATACCTTTGGTTAAATATTTGGAAGATAATTCTTCCTTATCCCCAGCATACCATTCTTTAAGATAGGTTATGCAAGTTTGCGACAATTCGCCTGGCTTCTTTGACTTGCTCATTAGTTTCCCCAATGATGAAGGTCTTGCTTTAAATAACTTCATTTGGCTTATTTGTTAAAAGTCTTAAAGTCTCTGCATCCATAGAATAGCGTTCTTGAATAGCAGTTAAATTCTTTGCATCCTTTAGGTAACCCGCTCTGCATTTGTCAAACAATTCAGTACCTACTTTTAAAGTTGGCTTAAGTTTTTCCTCGACCATCTTAACTGCATCGTGCATATTGGTTGCATCAGCATCTTTAGTATCATCCAAAAGAAATAAAGCAGATAAAGCATACTTTCGTGCATATGAACTCGAACTACCGAACGACTGGCTAATATCCATACCTTTGCGGTTAGGGTCTATTCCAGCAGAAGCACAAGATTCATATCTTTGACCTTGTTTGTCTATTAATAAGACCGCACTTTCACAATAAATAATATTTGCTTTTTCTTTGATGTTATCCGATATAACCATAGTACATTCGTACTTAAGTAATAAAGGTTTTAACGCTTCTAAAATATCTTCCGTAGAACGATACTTGTACTTACCAAATGAATTAAATTGATTCTTTGGTGCTTTTAATTCGGATTGAATTTTTAATAATGACATAGTTTTAAGTTTTGGTTTTTAAAGATACTAATTATTTTATTAAATTTAAGTAATTATTTTTAATTATTTGCTTCGATAAATGTAGCTCGTAATCGTTTGTAATCCTTTGTATTTCAGCTT